CAATTACCTGGTCTCTAGTCATTCCAGTCTTCTTCATTTTTGCTTCACCACCGCCAGCAGCAAAATCATCCATTGGTTTCTTTTCTGGTGCAGCTGCTGCAGGTTTATTTGCACCAAACATGCTTTGCATTCTAGCACTTCTAAATTCCTGTTCTCTCTTTGCTGTCATTGCTCTCTTACCTGCATGGAGAACATCACTTACACTACTTCCCGACTTCAACGCTGCTTGACCACCACCTGCTTTGAGTGCAGCGTGACCACCTCTATCGGAGAACGCTTTTGAACCAATTTTATTGGCTTCTTTTTCTTTATTCAACCTAATTTGATTGGCAACTACAGATGGAGGAACTTTACTTTGTTTCCAAGCCTCATCAATAGAATACGCTTCCGCACAGAACTCTTTGAAGGATTTCATATTACTTTTTGGTGGTCTATATTTTATTTAGGGAGATCCCCACCCATAGACCCTTTGAGGAACTTTTGTAGTTCTGCAGTAGATCCTAAGAACACTGCGTTGTTAGTAACACTAGTGGGCGCAGAAGACTTCTGTTCCTGGTTAATATCTTTCATTTTCTTTTGAAGATCAACCAATTTATCCGTAACATCTCCAACATTCTTAATCAATTGTCCCGCAACTTCATACGCTCTTGGAGAGTCGGATTCTTGTGCAAGTTCTAGAATACCATTAATGGCTTCCTGACCTTTCTCAATGATTGAGTAGAGTTGTCCTCTAGAATACTCATAGTCTTTTTGGAGTTGATCTACAGTTTCTGTAGGTTTTTTTATTGCCGTAGGTTCTGTCTTGACGATTTCCGATTTGATCGGAGTCGTCTCAATATCTAAAGCTTTATCAATGTCTTCAAAACTCATACATCAGTTCCCTTAGTGGTACTATAAATTTTACCGTCACCAAAATCATAACGCGATTCACTAAATCCAAAGTCATCATCCAGGTCTATTAATAAATCATCAGCAGCATTAATAACATTTAATGCAGTTCCTTCAGCATGAGTTGTTATTTGAGTTCCGTCTTGACCTCTATTTACAAGTAAAGTATTACCATTAATCTCACGAATATACATTGATTCATCATCAATCTGAATATATGAATTAACAATTAATGGTGTTGCATCAGATACTTGGAATTGAGTTATCTCTTCAGAAATATTCTCTGCAATAACCGTAGTTTCATCACTATTATAATCTTTTAGAGCCCTAGGTGTCACAGTATACCTTAATTGTCTGGATGCGTTTTGTCTGTTAATGTCTGTATAATAGTCAACTTGAACTTGTTTAATTAATGCGCCATTTCCATTTCCGGTTGGACCAAACATATATGTTTTTGCTACAAAATCCAAACTATAAATTAAAACTCTTCTAGTAGTAAAATCTCCTTCGTATTGATCATCCATTGCGATTCTCTCTAGAATCATTGGAATATCTCTCTTTTCCCCTATACTTGAAACGAGATCAACTGTAAGGTTTAAATGTGGTTGAAAATATGGCAAAATTTGTTCAACTATTTGCAAGGCATCTTCATTTAATTTTGACATTATTGATAGCCTAAAATTAACATTATAAGGAACAGGCATAAAAACCTTTGTCAATTGATTATTACTTTCAGAATCTACTGCTTTGAATGTCTGCATAGTAGTAGATTTTCTACTAGGATCATATGATATACCCGTCATTTCAAATGACATTCTTGGAAGAGTAATTGCAACCCTTTTCTTTAAATCGGGAACTTGTTCAATTCTTGCTAGAAACTTCTGAACAGGTCCATATGCAATGGGAACCGTAATGATACTAAAGTCATCTCCTGCATTATCTTTGTGTTTAATTTTAATATCATTAAAAAGTGTTCCGAAAGACACGATAGTCTTTCTCAATATCTCGTGATAAAAATAATTTGATATCATTACAAGTTTCTAATAACGTATTAACTATTTAGAATTCTCCAAATGGGTTCTTCTGACTGAAATCAAGGATTTCGTCAGCAGCTAGTTCAATTTCAATATTTTCTGCATAAGCATCTAAAAACTCATTAGTTTGAATAGTGGATATCTTATAACTTGCGCCAATTCCAACTATCGTTTCTCCTTTTGCGAAAGTTCCATCAACAATTGCAACTTTAAGAATTCTATTTTCATAATCCCAACTCTTGACATATCCAGTTGTGCCTGTTCTGGAACCAGTAACAACTTCATTGTAATCATAATCACCAAAAGTAGTTGCAGTTGGATCTGTGAAGGATATTGAAGGTGTAAATGTATATCCAGCACCTGCATTTGAATATCGTACTGCAACGATGACACCATTGGTATCCACAACTGCTTCAGCTTGTGCATTATTAATATTTGAAGATATTCCACTTCCAGTTGGTACAAATATTTTATCAATCGTTACTTGAGGTGTGGTAGTATATCCAACTCCTCCAGAAGAAATTCCTACTATTCCAAGTACACCAGAATTAATTATTGCCGTTGCAATTCCACCTTGTCCTCCACCACCAGATATTGTGATAGTCGGTGGTTCAGTATATCCAAATCCAGGATTTGTTATTAAAATTCTATCAATAGATAATTTCTGATTTGATGGTCTACTAGTCATTATAGCAACAGCTGTTGCTGTCAATCCACCACTTGGAGCTGTTGAAATTGAAACTGTAGGTGTAGAAAGATATCCATATCCATCATGTATAAGATCAATAAATTGTACAGACTTGGAAGATGGATCCGTTGTTGCAAATCCAACTGTTGCCACCGCAGTGGTTGCACCCGAACCAACCATTTGTATGGTGTATATATTTCCAAGATCTTTTATAGATTCATTAACTTCAATTCCTGTTGGATCTACCTCTGGAACATCAATAATTTCATCTTCATATTCAAATCTCTCACATCTAAGTTCGTAAACATAAAGATTATTCAGTTGGTAAAATGGTTTTTTATGTTCAACGTACTTAATTTCAAATAAAGATTCGTCAAGAGGAAACCAGACTAAATCACCTTCTTGTGGTCTATATGCAACTTTTCTTTCATCTTCTGGCCATAATTTTAATAAAGGAGAAATAAAATCATCATATCTCTCCTTTGAAATGACAAGATTAATTTCATCATTACTTCTAACACCAAATTTAGTTAAAAGATCCCCATTACCACTAAAACCTTCAAAGTTCATTAGATAGGCTTCAATCCTGAAACTATCGTCAAACTTAGATGCAGTAACTTCTTTGATGACTGTATTTTCGCCAACAATTCTCCTCGGCATGTATAAAACATCTTGTCCATACATTTTAAGTTGTTCGTTGATTAAATCTTGAATGAGTCTTTGCTCACTCGGAGATCCTTGAAGAAAATAGGAATTTAGTGGTGACATATCAACCTATGAGATCCATTGGTGGTAATTCGTACTCATCCTTAAGTTGTTGTTCTAATTTTTCTACTTCTGCAACTCCATCATCATATATTTGTCTACCATTAAGTTGAACTCCACCTGGAAGTAAAACTCCCTGAAACTTACTCATATTTTGTCCCCACTGTTTCTTAATTAGGGCTGTTAGATATTTCTTCAACCACCAGTCATTATAGAGTTTTGGTGCATCTGATGGATCAACAATTCTATAACAATCAATAATTACATATTCATTTTCTCCAACCTCAGACCAGTCAATGTCAAGATATAACTTGTGATTCTTTTTATTGAAACGAATTTGTGCATGGGGATTTAAGAGGAAATCTAGATCCTCTAGATATCTTTTGACCATCGCATAGTTGAGAAGATCTAATGCACCATAATAGTAAACATCGTTCAAGAAGAGTTGATATTTAATATTGAACAGACCGTCTGAAACGGTACTTGAGTTTATCTTAAGTATATTGTTTACACCAATAATTGAATCTGGAAGTGGTAGATAGTTTACTCCTTCAACATAAGTAAGAGAAGTTAATCCAGCTCCAACAACTGTTGCTGATGTTGTGGCAGATCCTACAGGTGCAGATTCTGCAATAGTTGTCTTGGTCGCGGGAGTAAGTTTATGTTTTAAGAATACTCTATCAATACCATCATAGTGACGTTCATGATAATATTGGATTGCATCATCAATCAAATTATCAATCTGATCGTCATCCACATTTATTTCTAAAACTGGCTTTCCTAGTTGTTTGAGGCAGTATTCTTTCAACTCCGCTCTACTAGATGGCTGCGCCATAAAAAATACCCCTAGTCTTCTAGAGGTATTTATGGAAACTTAGAAAGAAACTTTCATAAATAACTGGAGAACACCCAAGCGCGTATATTAATGGCTGTATTAACCTCTACTGGTATTACGTTTAGTGACGCTACCAGTACAACTACTAATTTGATTCCGGCTGGAACGCAAATGTTATTTTTTCAGACAAATGCTCCAACTGGTTGGACAAAACAAACTACACATAACAATAAAACCCTAAGGGTTGTAACTGGAAATGGTGGTGGTAGTGGTGGAAACCAAGCCTTTACTACCGCTTTTGCAAACAGAAGTTTCAGTGGAACTGTTTCCGTTAGTGTTGGTCAACACACCCTAACTCAGGCTCAAATGCCTTCGCACACCCACACAATTCTAGTTGGTGGTGCAGACGATAACAACCACACAGGTAACTATAATGGACCATCAGACTCTGATGCTGGTGCTAGAGGTTGGAACCGATCTGTAAGAAACACCGGAAGTGGTCAACAGCATAGCCACAATGCTAGTGGAAGTCTTAGTGGTGCAACTCTTGACGTAAGAGTTCAATATATTGATGTTGTTGTTGGTCGCAAAAACTAATAGGAGACAGAACAATGAGATTAAAAGTAATTGTTGGAAAATATCCCTCTGATGGGGAAATCACAAAAAATGGTGTCACAGTCAAATGTGATATGACTGAATATATTTCCCAAGGAGTTTGGGCACTAACCTATGACAATTCTGTTTCTCCTACAGAGTGCAGTATTGAATTTAATGATGGAAGAGAAAATGACGAATTATTTGCATCTACAGTAGAATACTTCCTTAATGTATTTGATCAAAAAAATACAATTATTCTTCAAGATGAACATAGAAGAAGAAAGTTGATGGCGGAAGAATATCTTAATGATTGGTCTATTGCCAGAAGAAAGAGAGATGAATTATTATCTCTAACAGACTGGATTACTCTTCCAGATGTTAATATGGCAACAGAATTAAAAAATCAGTGGTTATCTTGGAGATCTCAATTGAGAGATATCACCGATAGTGCATCAACACCAGGAGGAATTTCTTGGCCTGCACCACCATCGGATCTTGGAAATGTAACTGCAAGATATAACATGTTATTAGAAAATTACTCTAATAGAAAGAACTTCCTTGAAAATTGGGTGGAAGTTCCATCAGTATCAAGTTTGGAAGAATACGAAGAATCTGGAACTTGGTTCTAATATAAATTAAATTAGCTTTATTATTTAATTGATATGTCAAAAAAAATTGAAAAGGGTGACTGGTGCCCTCTTATAAAAAAACCTTGTGTTGGTTTAAAATGCGCTTGGTATACCAAAGTTAGGGGACTAAACCCTAATACTGGAGAAGAACTTGATCATTGGGATTGTGCAGTTGCTTGGATGCCTATGATGGCTGTAGAAGTTGCACAAAAATCTAATCAGACTGGAGCGGCTGTAGAGTCATTCAGAAATGAAGTTGTAAAAGCCAATGAACAAAATCAACAACTTTATGTAAATGCATTAAATCAAGGAGTTGTTCCTGCACAAATTACACCACTTAATCAACCAATAAATTATCTTCCCCCAGAGGAAGATCAACAATAAAAAAAATAAGTAATAAAAAACCCCCTCACAAGAGGGGGTTTTGTTTTGGGTATCAACCCATCATCTTTTTAAGTTCCTCAACTTGTTTCTTGAGGTCTTCAATTGACTTGTTCTGTTCCTTGATTGCTTCAATCAGGACAGCGACGATATTTTGATAAGCGACAGATTTAATTCCGTCAATACCAGTTACAACGACTTCTGGAATTACTTCCTCAATCTCTTGGGCAACAACACCTATTTGACGTGGTTCACCTTCAAGATCTATTCTATTGTAGGAAACGCCTCTGAGTGCATTAACCATTCCAAGCGCGCCCGTAATGGTCTCAACATTGCTCTTAAGTCTGATATCAGAGTTCGCGGTTACAGTACCAGTTGCAGTAAAGTTTCCACTTGTTCTAGTAAAGGTCCATCTTGTTGTTGTGTTATCTCTAATAAAGAGATTACCAACATTGAGATCCATGTAGTTGTCAGTTCCATTATGGAAGAGCTCCCAATCATCACTAGATCCGAGTCTTAAGATATCACTATCTGCAAGATCAATTGCGGTACGAACGTTTAGAGTTCCGTTAATAGTTACGTCAGAAACGAAAGTTGGCGAGGTGGTTAGGTTGTATGCAGAACCGTTACCAATTAGGATCGCGCCCGAGGCAGGTAAACCTGTTTGTCCAGTACCACCTCTGTTGATTGGAATTGTTCCGGTGTGGTTTGCAGAATTCAGGTAGTATGCAGCATTGTTCGCGCCCAATGTTGAAGCGTCAACATCTCCTGTTAGAGAGTTCTTAAGGCTTACTGCACCATCAGTACCAATTTCAAATGTTGATGTCTTGAATTTGGAAACACCCAAGGTTGAATATAGATCAAGAGTGCTCTGAACTCTATTGAGAGTTAGATTTACATTTCCATAGTAAGTGTTAAGTCCAACACCACCAGGAGCGAAATCAACGCTTGATCCAGTTGCACCCATTGGTTGAGTTGTACCAATTCCAACTGAGAATACTGCCTTTCTGTATGCGGAAATACCAGTAAGTACCGTATCAGAGTTTGCGGAACCAGAACCAAGTCTTGAAGGTGCAACAATACCACTGATGATATTTGCAGCATCAATATCTTGTTGTGCAAGTAGTGACCAGTTATCTGGATCAGTTGACGATGTGTTTACTGTAGCCGCGTATCTTACATTCTGTTTGGTAAATGTACAAATGCCAGAAGTAGTTGTGGTAATCGCAACCTGGTTAAATGTAACTCCATTTGCGGAGAAAGCGGCGTCAGTTTGGGTGTTATGTAGTGTGAAGGAGTTGGTTGTTGCAGAACCAACGAAGTAGTAACCTCCAGTAGTGATTCCTGGTGGAACAACACCAGAAACTCTTACAGGATCTGCAGTCTGGAATCCGTGACCAACAAATACAAC